GACCTAGCCAATAGAACATCTGACGGCACAACAGAAACATTTCAATATATAACCCGTGCAGATTCTATTGAATTTACAAATTTAAAAAATGGTACAAAATACGATCAAGGAATAGATGTAGGATTTATTGATGGTGATATAGTTTATACCACTGCTACACCAAGATACTCGAAGCCTGAATATTATAATGTTAATGTTTCCATAAGTGGGTCAAGACTATCTCCGACAATTAATGTTAGTCAAACTAATTCGGGAAAAAAGACCATGGAAAAGCTTTCTGTAGATTATATTTCTGTGGCAAAAAGAAAAGTAGAGTCTGCATAACTACTTGACAGCCTGACTGTTAATGCTATAATTCAGTAAGCTTGAATATCCTTCTGGCTAAAATTAGTAAGGAAAAAATGACAAACGACTTAAAATGGATGCTGTCATCAGATCAGCAGTTCCCATATCAAGATGATAAAGCAATCGCACTATGGTTTAAGGTAATGAAATGGTTTAAGCCAGATGTTGTAGACTATCTTGGAGACACAGACGATCAGGCTTGTTACAGCAAGTATACAGAAGGAAAATCGGCAGAGTTTCTTAATCTGCATAAAACCGATAGCAGAGATTTAATTGTTCCAATGATGAGGCATGAGGCAAAAGGTGCTCGTGATTTCTACACTAAAACAAGAGAGATGCTTCCAGACGCACAATTATTTTCAGCATTAGGAAATCATGATGTTCGTATATTTAATTATATGGATGCTAAGCTCCCAGACTATCTAAATGATGTTACTCCAGAAACACTATGGAACTTAGATTCATTGGGATATGAATATATTTATTATAATGAATTGCCCAAGCGCCGTTTTGGCGACATCCATGTTCATCATGGATTATCAATTGCTGATACTGGTGCCGTAAGAAAAGATATGAACGATTTACAAATATCATTAATTCGTGGACATTCTCATAGAATTGCTTCACATCTTCAAACCTATGAATTGAGAAATAATGGAGTTGGAGAAACAATTCGTGGCTATGAGATTGGGCACATGTGCGATGAAAAGGGGCCAGGGATGAAATACATGCAACACCATGATTGGCAAAAGGGGTTTGCAATTGCACACATTGTTAATGACTATCCACATATTCAAATGATCCATATTGCACCAGACTATTCATGCGTTGTTGACGGCAAGGTGTTTACATTATGATGAAATGCAGTAAGTGTAGAGGTAGAGTTTTTGTGGACAGAGTGTTTTCTCAAAAACTCCATGTAGAATTGTTTTGCATAATGTGTGGAAAACGATGGATGATAAACAAGGATACGAGTTCTTTAGGGCGATGGCTGGAACAGGCAGAAAAAAACAAGCTAAAAGATTTAGCTATTTCTTCTTAAATAACAAAATACATAAAGTATTAAGTTCTTCAAGAGCAAAGGATGAACTCGTAGCATGGTGCTATCCAGATAAAAAGCGTGTGCTGTATTCATATTCTCAAGTTATAAAAAATATGGAAAATGCGTATTCAACAAAACAGGTAGCACAAATACTAAATAAACATAAGATTACAATTGAAGATTATATTTTAGAGGGAAAGATACGGTATCCTCAAAAGGTATATCCTATTGGTAATCCAGAGAGTGATTGGTATAAGTTTATGTATAGCGAATCAGACATAATGGACATACATGAATTTATTTTAGAATCTGGTTACTCTAAGAACATGCCGTCAAAAAATGAGTTGAGGGCACTTCTCAAAAACAACATTATATTGTATACTAAGACTGATTCTGGATTTGTACCAGTATGGAAGGCGGAGTAGTGTCTGGACGGTTTGTTGTTTGTGATACATGTGGTAAAGAGATAGAATTGCGTTGGGGCATATTTGGCCACGACACATTAAATAGGCATAGAAAGGCGGAACATTAATGTCAGATAGAACTCAAGTTCGTGTAGATCTTTCATTTACTAGAAACTTAGGAAACTTTGAAAGTATAAAAATTGGAATTGGCGTTGATGATTTTGTCAGAGACAATGAAACAGTTGATGCTGCCACAGAAAGAGTTTATAAGTTCGTAGAAAGCAAACTAATTGCAAAAACTCAAGAAGTTGAAGAAGAGCTAAATGGCAACAAGTAAAGAACCATACATACTGCTTACTATCTACTCTGCACTTTATGAGCAAAAGTATGGCAAGAAACCTAGACTAAATAAATATAAAGAAAAGTGGGCTATGCAAGATGTACTAGACAGCATAGGTTTTGATCAGGCAAAAGACGTACTTAATTATTATTTTCGTACAGGCAAGCCTGGACACCCATTAAACTTTTTTTATAATAATTTTGATAGGCTAGAAGACATGATGATTCAGATAAATAAAGATGTGGCCAATCGGGCTCGTTTATTAGAACAGACTAGAAAGCTGGTTGAAGAAGAGTGAACACAGAAGCTGAATTAATTTCTGCGGTATGTAAGAATAAAGATATAAGCACCCTTCTTGCCGACAATGCTGATGACTTATTTACCTCACATAAAGATATTTGGGAGGGCTTAAAATCATATTATTATAAGTTTAGAGCAGTTCCAGAGGTTGGGATCCTGCAGGATAAATTTAAGGATTTTGAACCAGTTCAAACTAAAGCAGAAACTGGATACTACCTAGACAAGCTAAAAAACGAATTTGTTTCTGCTAGGCTAAAAACAATCATGCTTCAGGCTGGCTCATCATTAAAAGAAGATGCAGCATCAAGAGTGCTTGGTGTCATGCAGGGCCAGCTAGCAACGCTTAGTAGATATACAAATAATGTTAGAGATGTTGATATTACAGATATTGAGTCTGCTGAAAGACACTATCAGTCAGTTAAAGACAGATCTACTGCAATGGGTGGAAGCCCAGGAATACTTACTGGCTTCGATGCAATAGACAAGGCCTATCCCACAGGAATGGCTCCAGGACACCTTATAGTAGCCATAGGATGGCCAGGAAGAGGAAAGACATGGTTTACCTCCTATTTGGCATGCAAGGCCTGGGAGCAGGGCTTTAAACCAATGATTGTTTCCTTGGAGATGGCTCCAGAGAATATGCGTGACCGTATTTACACAATGCTTGGTTCGGGATTATTCCGTGCCAGTGATTTATCAAAAGGAGATATTAACTTAGATGATTTCAGATCATGGGGGCAAAAAAAGACGGAGGGAAAGAACAGCTTTATTCTTGTTTCTAATGAGGGCACAGCAGAAGTCACACCTTCAACAATTCAAGGAAAGATTGATCAGCACAAACCAGATTTAGTTATTTTGGATTACCATCAATTATTTAATGATAACAAGCGAAGTAATTCTGAAGTTGAAAGAAATCGAAATATTTCTAGAGATTTTAAACTTCTTGCAGTAACAAATAATATTCCTATTATAGATATTACTGCTGCAACTGCTGATGATATATCAGATCAGGATGAGCCACCTATGATGAGCCAAGTCGCTTGGTCCAAGGCTATTGAATACGATGCTGATATGGCTATAGCTATTCATAAGCATGCAAATACCGACATGATTGAGGTTGTATCTAGAAAGAATAGACATGGTCAAGACTTTAGGTTCTTTTTAGACTGGGATATTAATCGTGGTGTTATTACTCCTATTTATGAAAATTTACCAGAATTAAACAATGACTCACAAGAAAATAAAAAGATTTCAAATTAGTGTAGAGTTTTTAGATGACTCCGACATTATTAGGATTAAAAATCAATATGAAAATTTATTGACTGGGCAGATGCGTGACTCTGGGTACATTAGAATGCTTGACATAGACCCAGCCTTTTCGGTAGAATTCACGGGTGAAACATGGAAGTTTTTAATGACTATCCATGGAGTTTATGTGGGAAAGAGGAAGGCATGGCAATTAGAGGGTATAACTCAAAACAAGTTAGTCAAACGGAATACACGCCAGCCCATATAAAGTCAGTAATTAAAAGCTTAGGCGTAGAGATTGTCGGAGAGACTGGAAATGACTTTCTGGCATATTGTCCATTTCATTCTAATAGACATACACCAAGCTTTAGTGTAAGCAGAACAAAAGGCGCCTATATTTGTTTCAACCCATCCTGCGGAGAATCTGGAACAATAACAGACTTGGTTAAAAAATATTTAGATAAAAATGATTACGAGTCGCTTAGATATATTGAATCTAAACAGATTGAGTCTGTAGAAAATTTTGATGATGAACTAAAATCAATGTTTGAAGACAAGCCAGACTTTGTTGAGTTTTCACAGCAAACATTAGATGAGTTATATGAAAACCTTGGAAAGAATAAACATGCACAAGAGTATCTTGAGCATAGAGGTATTATGGTGGATTCGATGCATTATTTTAAACTAGGCTATTCTTCTAATTTGGGAATGGTTACTGTCCCAGTTCATAGTCCAGACGGTATTCCAGTTGGCTTAGTTGGTAGATCAATATCAGAAAAAAGATTTAAGAATAGTAATAATTTGCCAAGAAGCAAGACTATGTTTAATATTCATAGAGCAAAGCGTGTAGGAGAAAAAGTAATTATTGTCGAATCTACATTTGACGCAATTAAAATACATCAGGCGGGATTTCCAAATGTTGTAGCCACACTTGGAGGACACATATCTCATGATAATATTAAATTACTTAATAGATACTTTAATACAATTATATTAATGACAGATGCAGATATAGCTGGAAGAGAATTAGGTATGTCAATTGCCTCTAAATTAAAAAACAAAAACATCTTGTGGGGATCTTATTCATATGGTAAGATATATCCTGATGGTGCAAAGGATGCAGGTGATATGTCTGATAAAGACATAAAGGCATGTATAGATAACGCAGTTTCCGATTTCGAATATCGATCTTGGAACCCATGATATAATGGAAATACAGACGGATATATACCGTCAAATATATTAAGGAGATATAAAATGGGTATAGTAAAAGGTCTAAAAGACTTAAACAAAGCATTAGATAAACCTCAGTCAGTAAGTGGCGAAGGAAGCAAAGCACGGTGGGTAAAACTTGAAGACGGAGAAAGCATTAAGATTAGATTTCTTCAAGAGTTAGATCCAGATTCACCAACATATAACGATAAGTGTGGATTAGGTTTTATAGCAGTAGAGCACACAAATCCAAAAGATTACAGAAGAAAGCTTTTGTGTACAATGGAAGATCAAGGAAAGTGCTGGGGCTGCGAACAACATAGAAAAGATTATAAGGCAGGCTGGAAGGGTCGCTCACGACTATATATTAATGTATTGGTTGATGATGGAAAGAATGACCCTTACGTAGCAATATTGTCTCAAGGTTCCAGTGGAAAAACAGTCACTCCGACATTAATAGAGTATGCTGGAGAAATGGGATCTATAACAAACCTAATGTGGAGAATTAAAAGAACTGGTACAAAAACAGATACAAGTTATACAATTATTCCACTAGCAAAAGACGAAGAGCAGTTTGACAGTTCTTCTCTAGAACTGTACAAGTTAGAAGAAACTGCAGTTCGTGATATGAAGTATGCAGATCAAGAATCCTTCTTTAATGGAGAAGGCGGTTCCGAGGAGCCAGAGTCTACATCAACAGATGTAACTTGGTAATTTAGAAAGGCGGAGAGTTAATGTCATTTGTACATCTACATGTACATTCCTATTATTCATTAATGGATGGCCTTAACTCTCCTGCCGATCTTGTTAAAGCAGCAAAAGATGCTGGTCAGTCCTCTATTGCAATAACAGATCATGGCACATTGGCATCGCATAGAGAATTTCAGATAGCATGTAAAGAAAATGATGTAAAGCCCATACTGGGCGTAGAGGCATACATTTCTCCGACAGACAGATTTGATAGGTCTTCAAAGACTGATAAATCAATTCAGGCTTACAACCACATTATCCTACTTGCAAAAAATAAAAAGGGTCTTGAGAATATAAACGCACTACAAGAACTGGCTTGGAATGAAGGTTTTTATCATAAGCCAAGAATTGACAGGGAGATTTTAAAAGAATATGCAGAAGGTATTATTGTTCTTAGCGGATGCCTTAATGGCCTTGTTAGTAAGTGCATTGAACGCCAGGAGTTCTCAGAAGCCAAACTTATACTCAAAGACTTTAAACAGACTTTTGGCGAAGATTTTTATGTTGAAGTACAATCTCATAATCCAAAAGAAGTGAATGATAAGTTGCTTGAGCTTGCTGATGAATTAAAAATTAAGGCGGTGGCAACAGGGGACGCACATTTTGCAAAAGGGGAAGATAAGGTACTAGAAGAGGCAATGCTCATATTGTCTACAAATCCCAAGATGGATAAAGAAGCTGACTTTGAAATGTCTCGCAACATGAAGGATATGCTAGATAGATTTAATTACTTGTATCCAGACAGAAGAATTTCATTTCAAGATTATAATCTTTTTATTCAGACTTACGATGAAATTTCAGAAGACTTCCGTAAAGCAGGAATTCAGCGCACAGATATTTATCAAAATACACTAGAGATTGCCAATAAAGTCGAGGAGTATGATTTCTACAAAGGTCTAGACTTATTGCCTGTGCCCAAAAGAAATGCAGATGAGAAATTAAAAGAGTTAGCATACGAGGGGCTAAAGGCAAAAGGGTTAGATCAAGATGTTAATTATATTGAGCGTGTTGAAGAAGAGTTGAAAATAATTAAAGACAAGAAGTTTGCTTCATATTTCTTGGTTATTGCTGACATGATTAATTGGGCCAAAACAAATTCCATTATGGTTGGTCCAGGTCGTGGTTCTGCAGCAGGCTCTTTAGTTTGCTACTCATTAGGAATTACAGATGTTGACCCAATTAAATATGATCTACTCTTTTTCAGATTCATTAATCCAGAGAGAAATGACTTCCCAGATATCGATACCGACTTTGAGGATCGACGCCGCAAAGAGGTCAAGAACTACTTGAAGAAGAAATTCAAACATGTTGCCTCCATTTCTACTTATACTTATTTTAAAGATAAGGGAGTCGTCCGAGATGCAGCACGTGTATTCATGGTTCCACTTTCCGATGTAAACCGTGCCCTTAAATCAATTGACACATTTGAAGATTATTTAGAGTCTCCAAACACAAGAGAGTTTAGAACTAAGTATCCAGAAGTGACTTGGCTTGCAGAAAGACTACGTGGCAAAATTAGAAGCGTAGGAGTCCATGCTGCTGGTGTTGTTGTCGCTAAAGATGATATTAGAAACTACGCACCAATTGAGTCTCGTGAAGATGCACAAGATAAGGTGTCTGGAAGAATTCCAGTAGTTGCATACGATATGGATACTGTTGCCGATATAGGTCTAATTAAATTAGATGCCCTAGGACTTAAAACCCTTTCGGTTATTTCAGATACACTGTCTTCTGTAAAAGAAAGATATGGAAAAGAAATTAACTTGTCAAGTATACCATTAGACGATGCTGCTATATATAAAAGCTTAAGCGATGGCTATACCATGGGAGTGTTTCAGGCTGAAGCGACACCATACACAAACTTGCTAATAAGAATGCAGGTTTCTACTTTTGAAGACCTCGCAGCTTCCAATGCTTTGGTAAGACCAGGGGCAATGGACACAGTGGGACTATCTTACATAAAAAGAAAACATGGTCAGGAAGCAGTTAAATATATCCACCCCATAATGAGACCATTTACAGAAAACACTTACGGTGTAATTATCTATCAAGAGCAGGTTATGCAGGCCTGTGTATACTTAGGGGGAATGACCTGGTCTGAAGCAGACAAGGTGAGAAAGGTTATTGGAAAGAAGCAGGATGCAAAAGAACTCAGTCCATTTAAAGATAAATTTATTCAAGGCGCTACACAGCATATCAGCAAAGAAGAAGCAGAGCACCTCTGGAAGACCTTTGAAGCCCATGCAGGCTACTCGTTCAATAGGTCTCATGCTGTTGCTTACTCTATGCTTTCTTATTATACCGCTTGGCTTAAGCATCATTATCCTCTTGAATTTTTATTCTCGATCCTTAAAAACGAAAACGACAAAGATGCAAGAACAGAATATCTGATTGAGGCAAAAAGATTAGGTCTTAAGATAAAGTTGCCTCATGTCAATGAGTCAGAAATTTATTTTTCATTGCAAAAAGACTCAATTAGATTTGGTTTGGCAGAAGTTAAGTTTATATCAGATAACATTGCTAATAAGATTATGGAGCAAAGGCCTTATAAGGATTATGCTGACTTTATTTCAAAAGCCTCTAAGAAGGGCAGTGGAATAAACTCTAGGGCTATAGCTGCATTAAATGCTATAGGTGGCGCAGCCTTTGAGGATAATCCCAGAACTGGAAAAGAAGAGAATAACTATTATGAGTTTTTGAACATACCACAATTTAATGTTGGCATGAATCCTAAAATTAAAGCTCAGGCTAGACCTATCGTAGAGTTCGATGACTTAGGATCATTCCCAATGTTTGGTATGGTTAAAAATATTAAGCGTGGGTCTGGCTGGTCAAGAGTTGAGTTAGTAGACGAGAGTGGTTCAGTTGGTCTTTTCCATAACGAACAAACTCCAATAGAGACTGGAAAGATGTATTTTATTCTGGTGGGAGACAATAGAATATCTCGTTATGTAAAAGTAGATGATATTAAAGAAGATTCTGATGATATATTTATAAAATATTTATACTCAAGTGGATATGATATTGACGAGGAGCAGAGGATTGTGATAAGCTTTACTCCTTACAAAACAAAACAAGGCAAAACTATGGCTCATATAGTTATGTCTGATAAAGATAAGAACCTTACAAGAGCAATTGCGTTTTCTAGCATGTATCCAATAGCCTTGGCAAAAATGCGTGAAGGAATGATATGTACGCCTATTCTAAAGAAATTAGATGACGGCACTTTAATGATAAAGGAGATAAAGTGACACAAACACCAGAAGAAATATTTGAAGCAATGAATGCTTCTAGAATTTTGGTAGCAATATTAACCAAGTTGGGCTCAGTAGAAATACCAACAGAATTGTTTATGTCTTCAAATAATAAAGACAAGCAACTATCTGTTACATACAATGATGAAACACTTTCTTTTGAATTTAAATTGCGTGAAGATGGTGATGATCAAGAATATGAACTCGTTAATGACTGATTATGGACTTGATGCATTGTCAGCGGTATTGCACGAAACTGCTAAGGAGAAAGGGTTTTGGGACGGAGAATATTCATATGACAAAGTTGGTAACAAGTTAGCTTTAGTGCATTCTGAAGTCACTGAAGTTCTAGAAGCAATCAGAAAAAACCAAGGTTCTGAAAAGGTTGTAGAAGAAATCGCAGATATTATTATTAGAATTTTAGATTTATATGCTGCGATGAGAAATGAAGAACATGTAATACATAGTTTAGACGAAATATTACAAAATAAAATTAATAAAAACAATTTACGTCCTAGACTTCACGGAAATTTGTTTTAATGCTATACTTACATAAAGAAAGAGAATAATGACAATACAAATAGATGATATATTAGCAAAGCTTGACCCTAAAACAAGAAATAGGGTGCAGTCTGCAGTAGATGTTACTGTTGAAAAGCAACCCACTCCTAGCATTGGACTAAACTTGGCATTACGTGGAGGACTTGGCTTTGGAAGACAGGTTTTAGTTTGGGGCAATAAGTCTGCTGGTAAGTCATCATTCTGCTTGCAAATGATTGCAGAGGCTCAAAAGGCAGGAAAAACTTGCGCCTGGATAGACGCAGAGCACTCATATGATAAATCTTGGGCTGAAAAGTTGGGCGTAAATTCAGAAGAGTTAATATATTCATCTGCCAAAACAGTTAATGATATGGTAGATGTTGCAACACAACTGATGGATGCTGAAGTGGATATAATTGTTGTTGACTCCATATCTGCTTTATTGCCAGCCATATATTTTGAAAAAGATAGCTCAGAACTCAAAAAGCTTGAGGACACTAAGCAAATAGGAGCAGAAGCAAAGGATATGACCCATGCGGTCAAAATGTTAAATTATGCAAACAAAAATACATTACTTGTACTCATTTCACAGCAAAGAAACCAATTTGGATCTATGCATGCCAGCCACATACCAACAGGAGGAATGGCAGTCAAGTTCTTCTCATCAACAGTCATCAAGCTTTGGTCTTCTGAAGCCGAGGCTAATGCTATTAAAGCTGGTGTTAAAGTTGGCGACAAGATTATTGAACAAAGAATCGGAAGGCCAGTCAATTGGATTATTGATTACAACAAGCTTGGGCCCCCAAATTTATCAGGGCAATATGACTTTTACTTCCAAGGAGAATCTTTAGGAGTCGACTCTGTAGGAGAAACACTAGACGTTGCAGAAATGTGCGGTGTTATAGAAAAAGGTGGAGCCTGGTATACAATTGGTGAAGAAAGATTTCAGGGTAGGGCAAAGGCCGTACAGTATCTACGTGATAATCCAAATGTTGTTGAGGAGTTGAATAATAAAATATATGCCAAGCATTAATGAATTTATTGGACCTAAGCCAACAGAAGTACAAAATAAAAACATAGAATCAATTATTGGAAGTAAGCCATGCTCAAAATGTGATCTAGACTCTTCAGAGTATTTTTGGGATACCGTTAACTTCATTATGACTTGGACTTGCCCCAATGGACACAATAACTCTTTAAAGGTTAACTCATGACCGAAAGAGGCGAAGCAAAACGTGACGGGGCAAAGCAGCAAAAAAATAGTGGGCGTGGAGACTACAGTAAGGGTGATGCTCAATGGAAAAGTTTTGTTGTAGATTATAAAGAATATTCATCAAGCATATCAATATCTGAAAAGATGTGGGCAAAGATTTGTACTGATACCTTCAAGGTAAATAGAGACAAGTATCCAGTACTAAAGCTGGTCTTGGGTTCCGAAAGTAACAAGACAAGACTAGCAGTGATTGAATGGGCGTTATTAGAAGAGCTAATGGATGCCTGGGAGAACAGGGAGATATAGAGATGCCAAATCCAACTATTACATTAGTAGGTAGGCTTGGTCAAGATCCAGCGCTTATAGGCGATAAAGGATTAAGACTGCGTGTGGTTACACATGATAGGGTGAAGAATGAAGAAACTGGAAAGTACGAAGATTCTGCTACCTCATGGTGGACCGTAAAGGTATGGGGTAGGTTAGCTGATCAGGCTAAATCTACTATTAAGAAGGGCCAAGAAGTAACTATTGTTGGAAAAATTTATGAAGAAAACTGGGTAGATAAGAGCGGCAACGAAAGAAGTTCTTACGAAGTCAAAGCCGATAGTGTAGCAGTTACATCATACAGTCTTCAAAAAGAAATTGCTTCTGATAGATTTTTTGAAGAGACAGAGGTTCCTTTCTAATGAAAGAAATTATTCTAACCACTTTAGTGGGTGCGGTTGTTGGTGGAGTATTTAGCGCCTTCAAGCTTCCAATTCCAGCCCCACCAGTATTTTCTGGTTTGATGGGCATAGTTGGACTATGGATTGGCTATGCTTTGGTTACGAAAGTAGTGGTTGGCTAAATGTCTGATGTGAACACTCTGGAACTCATTAACTCTATTACTGAATTCAATGACTTGCATGAATATATGAAAGATTCTCAGCTAGATAAAGCTTTGGCAATTGTGGTAAAATTGTTAATGAATCCAGATGTTCCCGCAGCAAAAGCTCCACAATTAATTATAGAATTGCAAGCAATGTCTACTAAATTTTCTATGATGGCATCTGTATATTCTACAATAGCAAAAGATAAAGCGGGAACAGTAAATAACAATAAGAAGAACATTTATTATTCAGCAAAGGAGTCTATAGACAAACTTGTGGATGCCCTCAAGTATGTTGTGAGATATAATGGGTAGAGATATTGTAAATAACTTAAAGTTTAAAAAGATTTCTGGCAATTTTGATCCAGAAGCTTTTGGTAAAATGCTAGATGATGCTTACCTTTCTACAAAAAGGGGAGACCAGTCTATGACAAAAACTTCTTTTAGCCCAAGCTCGTTGGGTTATGGTAGCGGTAATTGTCCAAGATACTGGTACTTAGCCTTTAGCGGTGCTGTATTCATAGACAACAATGATTCAATTGCTGTTGCTAATATGTCTCAAGGAACGCAAGCCCACGAAAGAATACAATCTATTATAAAAAAAATGGGGTTGCTAAAGCATGAAGAACAAGAAGTTATTAATGAATATCCACCTATCAGGGGCTTCATAGATGTCATAGTTGACTGGAATAATAAAGATGTAATTGGCGAAATAAAAACTGCAAAGCAAGAATCTTGGGATGTCTATAAGGCAAAAATGTCACCATCCCCAAACCATTTGCTACAACTTTTAACATATATGAAAATAAAAAATATACAGGAAGGGTTTTTTCTGTATGAAAATAAAAACACACAAGAGCTATTAATCATACCCATACAAATGAATGATAAAAACACAAAGATTATCGAAGATTTATTTGTTTGGATGTGTGAGGTGTATGATAATTTTGTTAATGGTGATCTTCCGATTAGGCCATTTACAAAATCTAGTTCAGCATGTAAGTCATGCAAAATAAAAAAGGACTGCTGGGAAAAAGAAACTGGAACAGTTCAGATAGAAGCTTACGAGCCTATAAAGATATGAAGTGTGCTAATAAAGATTGTGCTAAAGATTTTGAGCCAAAAACTCATAATCAAAAATATTGTTCTGATGATTGCTGTAGAGTTGCAACAAATAAAAAGATCATGGAAAAGTATTATGAGAAAAAGGCAATAAGATCTGGGTCAAAAAGATATTGCAAGAAGTGCTCCTCTAGGCTTAGCAGATATAATCAACTCTCTATATGTTCTAAATGTGAAAAGAATAACTCTTCATCAGATAGGTCTAAACTTTTGAGGATGATAAATGACATTAGCTAGCCTGGTTAAGACAAAGGCAAGTAGGGTTTTAGGCATAGATGCTTCTACAAATTCAGTAGCATTTTGTCTTTTAGAAAATAATAAACCAATTAAGTGGGGTAAAATTAATATAACTGGTAACGATATATATGAGAAGATATATGATGCTAAAGTTAAAACTTCTGCAATGCTAAATGAATTAAAGTCAGACTATATAGCAGTAGAGGGAGCAATACTTGTCAGATCCCCAGATGCTGTGATAAAATTATCTTATGTATACGGTGTCGTTATTGCTGAGCTTATGTCTACTGGGGCTAGTGTTATCACTATTTCTCCTTCATCTTGGCAGGCTCATATTGGAAATAAAAACCCAACAAAAATTGAGAAAGATAGACTTCGTAAAGAGAACCCTGGGTATGCTGATTCCTGGTATAAATCTAAAATGAGGGAGATTAGAAAGCAGCGTACAGTAGATTATTTTAACAAAAAGTATGATTTGAAGCTAGATGATTTTGATGTGGCAGACTCATTTGGAATTGCTTATTATGCAAATGAGGTTTTAACAAAGAGATGAAGCTGTATAAAAGTAAGGACTGGCTACATAGGAGGTATGTAGTTCAGAGAAAATCTATGGAAGAAATTGCTAAAGAGTGTGGTGTAACTGTTATGACCATATACAGAGCATTAAAGGATAACGGTTTTATAAAATGATTATCGAAGACATAAAAAATAATTTTATTAATGATTGGAATGAAACAGGAGTTTATCACTGCAAAGGCTTAATGAGTGATTTGCCAGACTGGAACTATATAGTTAATGTTCTTAATATTGCTACTAGAAAAAAAAATACAACACAAGAACAAAATATGGCGCCAGCCCAATATGAAGTTCCTTACAAAGATCTTTTTGCAATTAAAACATTATCGTACTCTAAAGAAAAGCCAAATGAGTTTGTTATTGAATCTGATGCCACTTTCTTTTTCTCTATATTTTTTGATCCACGTGATAGGCCTAAAATGATTTCCACATCTTTGTCAAATCAAATTGATGAAATGGAAAACATTTTTGATATCTCTTTAAACTTTAGTTCTTTAAAAATTGCTTTATCAGAGAAATTTGTTCCTTATGAGAACCACAGTTGGCACACATGCATAGTTCAAATTGCAGGAATTAATAAATGGGAGCTAAAGGATGATAGGCAAAATTTTAAAGAAACCTATATTTTAGAACCAGGTGATATTTTATTTTTTAAAGAAGGAATATATCATCAAATTAGCAATGAAGGACCAAGGTCTTCTGTAGTAGGAAGATTTACACTAAATAGCGAGGTAGAAAATGCTTGAGCCAGTATTTCCAGATTCAAAAAGTTTTAATTGTCAGGACTTATATTTGCTCACAGTTGGTACAGAGGCTGGTAAAGAAATCCTTGAAACCTGCCACGAAATTGCACATATGTTAGTTAAAAAGAATATTGCCTATGGTAATTCTGCTCTTAAGCCAATTAGAATATTTTCAAAGGCGGGACCAAGAGAACAACTTCATGTCCGCATTGATGATAAATTAAATAGGCTAATGAAGGGCACGGAGTATCCTGGAGACAATGATATTGATGATCTTATTGGATATTTAGTATTATTAAAGATTGCCAAGCAAATGTCTAGTTGATTTTTTAGTCAACTAAGATTATAATGTATATATATGGATATCGAATTAGCAGATCACTTTGATCGAATGAACAAGGTAGTTTCAGAACTACTTAAGGGTAATAATCCTACCCAAATTGCCACTCTAACGGGTTTTAAGAGGGCAGAAGTCTTGCAGTATATAGACGAGTGGAAAGAGGTCGTTAGAAGCGATTCTGGGGCTCGTGACAGGGCTAAAGAGGCAGTCTCTGGCGCCGATCAACACTACGCTATGCTTATAAAAGAGGCATGGAAAACTGTAGAGGACGCAGACCAAGCTGGACAATTAAATGTTAAGGCAACGGCATTAAAACTGATAGCTGATATCGAGGGCAAAAGAATTGGAATGCTTCAGGAAGTAGGGTTGCTAGATAATGCAGAGCTTGCTACTCAAATAGCAGAAACAGAAAAAAAGCAAGAAATTTTAGTTGGAATATTAAAGGATGTAACCGCTAGCTGTCCAAAGTGCAAGATGGAAGTTGCGAAAAGACTCTCGCAAATAACAGGAGTTGTGGAGCCTATTGTAATAAATCAAGAGGAATCTAGTGGATCTTAATTTTAATGATTTAATAGACATATTAGATGGAGAAGAATTTGATGAAAGACCAGTCGACTTACGAACATTCGTTACCAGTCCAGAGTACCTCGGACTTCCCCCACTATCGGAGCACCAGTATACACTCATTGAGAAGAGCAGCCAGATCTACAAAGAATCAACACTCATCAAGTTATTCGGAGAAGACGAAGGAAGAAGAAGATTCAAGCAAACCTGCAATGAAGTAATTGCTCAATTAGGAAAGGGAAGTGGTAAGGACTATTGTTCTACCATATCAGTTTCTTATATAGTGTATCTACTGTTATGCCTTAAAGATCCTGCAACATATTATGGAAAGCCTCCAGGAGATACCATAGATATAATTAATATTGCTATTAACGCACAACAAGCAAATAATGTTTTCTTTAAAGGATTTAAGACTAGAGTAGAGAGATCCCCTTGGTTTGCAGGAAAGTATGATCCAAAAGCTTCAGAAATTAGATTTAATAAAAATGTAAATGTTTATTCTGGACACTCAGAAAGAGAAGCCTTTGAAGGTTATAACGTAATTGCTGTTATCCTAGATGAGATTTCAGGGTTTGCTACAGAAAATACAACAGGGCATGACCAGGCAAAAACAGCAGATGCAATATACGACATGTATCGTGGATCAGTAGTTTCTCGTTTTCCAGATTATGGCAAAGTTATTCTTTTATCTTTTCCCAGATTTAAAAATGACCCAATTCAAAAATTTTACGATTCAGTTATAGCAGAAAAAGAAACTTTAATAATGACTAAAACTCTAAAGATGGATGAGGATCTACCAGATGGAACAGATGGTAATGAGGTCGTTGTTGAATGGGAAGAAGATCATATTGTTTCGTACACAATACCAAAAGTTTTTGCGTTAAAAAGACCTACATGGGAGATAAACCCTACTAAAAAAATAGAAGACTTCAAGGTGGAGTTTTACAAAAATATGCCAGACGCACTTTCACGGTTTGCTTGTATGCCACCAGAGGCAGTTGATGCTTTCTTTAAGTCTAGAGAAAAAATAGAAAAAGCTTTCAGCAACCTATCTTTAGCTATAGACGGATTTGGAAGACTTCAAGATTGGTTTGCGCCAGATCCAGACAAAGAGTATTTCATACACGTAGACCTTGCACAAAAACATGACCATTGTGCAGTTTCCTTAGCACATGTTCAGAAATGGGTTAACGTGAAGGTTACAGACACATACTCTCAGCCAGCACCAATAGTAGAGATAGATGCAGTTAGGTACTGGACTCCAACTCCAGATAAATCTGTAGACTTTACTGAAGTTAAAGATTACATATTAGCATTAAGGACAAGAGGGTTCAATATTAGGCTTTGCACATTTGATAGATGGAATTCTCATGACATGATGCAACAGTTAAAACAATACGGAATTAATACTGAAACATTGTCTGTTGGTAAAAAACATTATGACGATATGGCTATGGTTGTTTTAGAAGAAAGACTAAATGGACCTCATATTAAATTGTTAATTGATGAATTGTTACAATTAAAAATAATGAGGGACAAAGTAGATCACCCAAGGAAAGGGTCTAAAGATTTAGCTGACGCTGTTTGTGGGTCAATATATAATGCCATAAGTATGAGTAAAAATGATATACTAAAAGAAGTAGAAATTCATACCTATGACTCTATAAAGTATAACAAGGAGCCAGAAGAAGAAATCAGAATGAATATGATTCGTGCGCCAAGAATGCCTCAAGATTTAAGAGACACTCTAGACACAATAGAAAGAATGCAAATATTATGAGTACATACCAAGATAGAGCTAAAGAATGTAAATGCTGTGGTAAGCATGTGCCTCTTCCAGTTAGGTTAAAAGAATATAATGGAATAAAAGTATGTCCCACTACATTTGATAACATAATTGAATATAAAAGAATATGGATTGAAAGTGGTTCAAGGCCTCCAGGAAGCATAAGAAAACACTTTTCGGAATATGTTCAGTCTATAGTAGAAAATACTATTGACAAAAAGCAAGACACAAATATATAATTACCAGCTAGGCACCAGTAGCTTAGTTGGTTAGAGCCCCCGACTCATAATCGGGTAGTCGTAGGTTCAAGTCCTACCTGGTGCACAAGGGAGATAGTATGGATGACGAAGAAGCTTTAAGACAAATTCAGTATTATATTGATATCGGTGCAATCAGGCTTGCTGGATACAACGAAGATGGCGAGGCTATTTTTGAGTTAAATGAAAAAGTTACAAAAGAACTTGCTCCAGATTTATGGGAGGCTCATTTAGAGTATGTAGATAGTACTTTAATTGATTTGTATCAAGATGGTTTGTTAAATGTAGAGTATGATGAAAACTTAGAAGCAACTATGCACTTTACCAATGAAGGATATAAAATTGCAAAAGAAAAGGGTGTAATTCCGTTAAACGGTATTGACGATTACGATATAAATTAGATATAATTTGTATGCCCTTGTAGCTCAGTGGATAGAGCGAGACTCTTCTAAGGTCTGCGTCGGAGGTTCAATTCCTTTCAGGGGCGCTTAGTGGACCATAGCTCAGTCGGCAGAGCGCAGAGCTGTTAACTCTGATGTCCCAGGTTCGAGCCCTGGTGGTCCAGCGGGAATAATCCCATCTTATATATAGGAGAAAAATGAAAACAGTAGGAAATAAATTAAGTCCATTTAGAATTGTTGGCGTAAAGCCAGGAAGACTAG